AGTAGAGGTTGGAACTCTTTGATGCAAGATCAATTTGAAACTGATCCTAAAACTAACAAAGCTTTACCAGCACCTATGTTTTCTAGAATTTATAATTTAAGTTCTGTTGAGAACTCAGGGAGTTTTACTTGGCACGGATACAGAGTATCATTGGCAAGGAAAGTGGATAACGCATCGCTATATCAAATGGCGAAAGAATTCCATAACTCTTTAAAAAAGAGTAACGCTGCAGCTACAACTACAGAAGAATCTAATTACTAGATTCCTCTATACGAGGATAGGGGTAGCAAAGCGAGAGTGGAGCTACCCCGACCCGGGATCATTATGGATAAAGAATTTATAGAGCTGTTTAAAGGGTATGAAGGTGATTTTGGCATGGCTGACATGTCTAATACATCTGTAGATACTGATAAAAACAAAATTAAACCTAACTACGAGTGGGCAGGTAGACCTGTCACTAATTCAGATTATTTAAACCACTTACAAGGAAAAAAATCTATAGGTATACAACCTTGTAGAGTTGATAAGACAGCGCAATTTGGTTGCATAGACATTGACCCACCAGACTATGGAACATTTAAAGTAGAAAATTATTTAGCATTATTTCAACAATACAAATTACCATTAGTTCCTATACTTTCTAAAAGTGGAGGACTACATTGCTATATATTTTTAAAGGAGGCTATCCCAACTGTGGATTTAATAGAAGCATTAAAGGCTTTTCTACTACCATTAGGATTAAAGCCTACCACAGAGGTTTTTCCTAAACAGAAAGAATTACAGAAGGACGACAAAGGCGACATCAAACCAGGAAACTTTATAAATCTACCATATTATGACAATGGTAATTCTAATAGATACGCAGTTGATAAAAACAATTCTAAATTATCAGTAGAAGCATTTATAAAATTTGCTAACGAATCTAAAATTGACAAAGAAACATTAGATAAACTTGTTGAAGAAACACATAGCAACATTTTAGTAGGCACCAATAAAGAATTTGATGATGGTCCACCATGTTTAGCCTTGTGTTCTAAAACAAAATTAGATGATGGCAGAGATAGATTTATGTATAATTACATGGTTTTTGCTAAAAAGAAATACAAAGACAAATGGCCTGATCAAGTTTCAGCTGCAAACTATAGTTATTTAGAAAACCCTTGGGATAAAGCAAAATTAGATCTTAAAATAAAAGCATGGAAAGGAGAAACTGCAGGGCATACTTGTTATGAAGATCCTATTAAAGATAAATGTATGCGTGGTCTTTGTTACAAAAGACCTTTTGGTGTTAAATCAGATAGCATTTCTGTTTTTCCAGAAATACAAGATTTTGAAATGATAACTTATGCAGAACCTGAGTACAGATTTAATGTTATTATGCCTAACGATGACAAGATACAGGTAGTAATTACTAATACAAAACTGATGACAACTCAAAAAGAAGTTTTAAATTTAGTATGGCAACAAACAGGTGTATACTTTGAGCCATTAAAACCAAAAGACTTTAGAGCAAAATTAAATGAATGGCGTAGAAATGGACAAAAAATTACACCACCTAAAGGTACACAGATAGAAGATAGATTAGAAGAAGAACTATTTCAATATTGTATTAATGGACCACAAGCACATCAACGTAGTCAAATACACAATGGTTCTTGTTATACAGAAGAAGGCTATCATTACTTTAGGTTTAATTCTTTTATTGAACACTTAGGCAATGGTTGGAAAATACCAGAAGAAAAGATTGCACAAAAATTAAAAGACAAATGTAATGTAGAATTTGATCATTCATTAAATGTAGATGGTAAAACACTTAAAGTATGTAAGGTTGTACAATTACATGTAGATAAAATAGAATATAAACCAGTAGCAAGAAAGGAAAGTAATTATTAATGGCTAGATATAAAGTTGTAGGTCCACCAGGCACAGGAAAAACTAGAAGATTATTAAACACCGTACATAAATATGTAAAAGATGGTACACGTTTAGATCAAATAGGTTACTTTGCATTTACACGTAAAGCAGCTGGTGAAGCAAGAGATAGATTTTTAGCTAAGAATCAACACTTAGATAAAAAAGATATAAAATATTTTCAAACACTGCACTCGTTGGCTTTTAATAATTTATCTTTAAAAGAAGAAAACGTAATGCAGGAGGGAAACTACAAATCAATTGGAGAAAGCGCTGGTATACAAATTAAATACGCAGCCTACGAAACTAATAATTTTAATGGAATTTTCTCATCTGATAGTGAGTATTTAAGTTTAATTAATTTAGCGAGAGTAAAACAAATACCTGTAGAAAAACAATTTAATCTTAATGAACATTTAACGTGGATAGAAAAAAACAAATTGTTAGCTATAGAAACAGAAATAAAAAACTATAAAAAAACATATGGGTTAATTGATTTTACCGACATGTTAGAAAAATTTTTACAACAACATCGTGATGAAATACCTAAATTTAAAGTTATTTTTGTAGACGAAGCTCAAGACCTATCACTTATACAATGGTCTATTATAGAAAAATTAGAAAAAGATACAGGATGTGATGTATGGGTAGCAGGTGATGATGATCAAGCTATATTTGGTTGGGCTGGTGCAGATGTAGATTCTTTTATTAATTGGAAGTCAAGGGAAATACTTTTAAATAAATCTGAAAGAGTGCCAAGAAGTATACAGCAAAAAGCTTTAGGAATCATTAACAGAATTTATTACAATAGAATACAAAAAGATTATTTACCTAAAGAAGAAACAGGACATATTTTTGAAAGATATAAACTTAATGATATAGATTTAACTGAAGGAGATTGGTTAATTCTTACTAGAACTAAAGCATTATTAAAACCTATAGCTCCTTACTTAAAACGTAGAGGATTATTTTTTAGTACAGCGCAGGGCAATAGTATTGGTAAGAGTTTGTACGAAGATATTTTATCTTGGGATAAATTAAAACGTGGCGAACCTATTGGAGAGGTACAAGAACAAAGGATCAAGGAACGAGTATCAGGCGACAAGGATCTTACTAAAGAATGGTACGAAGCATTTAACACAGGTTCTTTATCACAAAAAGAATACATGAAAGCAATGCTAATTAACAAAGAAAATTTATCTAAAGATCCAAGAATAAAAATTTCTACTATACATGGCGCAAAAGGTGGAGAAGCAACTAATGTAGTTTTATTTTTAAATCAAACTACAAATACAATTAAGGGAGCAAAAAAATCTCAAGCAAAGCAAGATGAAGAATTTAGAGTTTGGTATGTGGGAACAACAAGAACAATGCAAAACTTGTTTGTAATTAAATGCAAAAATAAATCAAAGGAGTTTAAAATATGAGTGCGTATAAAAAACAAGTTGGAGGATCTCATTATAAAGATATGAAAATTCAAGCGAGTCAGTTTATAAATGAGAATCGTTTGCCATTTGCAGAAGGATCGGCTATAAAGTACATATGCAGACATGCACTGAAAGGAAAAGAACAAGACATAGATAAAGCCATACATTATTTAGAAATGATAAAGGAGCGAGATTATAAATGATTGAAGCACAAACAGAATGGGTGAAGCCTACAGAATTTCCAGACTTAAGACAAGCAGATACAATCGCTATTGATTTAGAAACACATGATCCAGATTTAAAAAGTTTAGGAACAGGTTCAGTTGTTGGTAGAGGTAAAGTTGTAGGCATAGCAATTGCTGTTGATGGCTACTCAGGGTACTTTCCTTTTGATCACGAAGGAGGTGGTAACCTTGAAAAAAGCAAGGTTTTACAATGGTTTAAAGACATTTGTGAATCTCCTGCAGATAAAATTTTTCACAATGCAATGTATGATGTGTGTTGGATTCGTGCGATGGGAATAAAATTAAATGGTAATCTTTATGACACTATGATTGCAGCATCACTTGTTAATGAAAATAGATTTAGATATGATCTTGGATCACTTGGTTGGGATTATGTTGGCCGTGGTAAAAATGAAACAGAATTAGTTGCAGCTGCAAAAGAATGGGGACTTGATCCTAAAGCTGACATGTGGAAGATGCCAGCAATGTATGTTGGTAACTACGCTGAACGTGATGCAGAGTTAACATTAGCTTTGTGGAGAGTAATGCAAAAAGAATTAAGCGACCAGGACCTAGGATCTATTTTTGAATTAGAGACAGAACTTTTTCCTTGCTTAGTCGATATGCGTTTTTTAGGAGTGCGTGTAGATGTAGAAGGAGCTCACAAATTGAAACAACAATTAGCTGGAGAAGAAAAAGAACTATTACAAAAAATAAAAAAAGAAACACAAGTAGACGTTCAAATATGGGCAGCACGCAGTATTGAGAAAGTTTTTCAAAAACTGTCCCTACCATATGACCGAACCGAAAAAACAAATTCTCCATCATTTACTAAAAATTTTCTTTCTTCTCATGAACATCCTTTGGTTAAATGTATAGCAAAAGCTAGAGAGATTAACAAGGCACATACAACATTTATAGATACAATTATTAAATATGAACATAAAGGTAGAATACACGCAGATATAAATCAAA